AGATCTTCCCCGACGTCTCTCTCAAGAAAGATGAGAAAGCTGCCGGAAAATGGAAGACCAGCTCTCGCGGAGAATATTATGCCGTTGGTGTGGGTGGTGCTCTGGCTGGTCGTGGTGCGGATCTGTGTGTGATCGACGATCCAGTAAGCGAGCAGTCAGTTATCACGACAAATGATAAGGCTATGTTTCAAGCTTGCTATGACTGGTACCTAACAGGCCCTCGTCAGCGTCTTCAGCCTGGAGCGGCTCTAGTCGTCGTCATGACTCGCTGGAGCAAGCTAGACCTGTGTGGTCGCATCCTCGATAAAGCCAGGGAAGACGGCGAGCTTCATGAATGGGAAGTGATCGAGCTTCCTGCGATCCTAGAGAGCGGAAACCCGCTCTGGCCCGGCTACTGGTCCCTGCGAGAGCTGGACAAGCTCAAGAAGGAGCTGCCTGTCTCCCGCTGGTCCGCCCAGTACATGCAGCAGCCCGTCAGCCAAGCCTCGTCCATCATCAAGCGAGACTGGTGGAAGCCGTGGCCGCATGACCACCCGCCGAAGTGCGAGTACGTGATCCAGAGCTGGGACACGGCCTTCACCGCCAAAGAAGCTGCCGACCCCTCTGCCTGCGTCGAGCTGGGCGTCTTCTACATGGACGCCCCGAACGGGAACAAGCAGGCTAATATCATTGTGCTTGATGCTTTCCAGAAACGAATGGAGTTTCCTGAACTGAAAGAAGAAGCATGGGCTAGGTACAAGCTCAAGGAGCCGGATACGGTTCTCATCGAGGGGCGATCCTCTGGAGTTCCGCTTATTCAAGAGCTTCGCATGAGAGGTCTTCCTATTCAGGAGTTTTCTGGTTCAGTACGCGGTAACGATAAAACAGCTCGCGTCAATTCTATTTCAGACCTATTCTCTAGCGGGGTAGTCTGGTATCCCGAAGGCAAGAAGTTTGCTGACGAGATCATCACTCAGTTTGAGGACTTCCCCGTGGGAGTCCATGATGATCTGGTGGACGCGACAACGCAGGCTCTGATTCGTTTCAGGATGGGCGGATTCCTGCCCCTCGATACGGACTACGAAGACGAAGAGGATTATGAGCCAGTCATCGCGAACTATTATTAAAACAAAAGAAGATCTTGATAAGCACATGATGGGCGAAGTGTGCAAAAGCATTCTTGCTTTCGTCGATGAGCTGGAGCTTGATCCGGTCGCCGTAGCGATCGTCGATCAGAAGGATCTAGAGGAAGAAGATGGCGATTGACAAGACGCTTCCTGTCGGAACCGTAGAAGAGGACATGCCTCTGAACGTCCCCGAGTACCAAGAGTCGATCGTGATTCCTGAGGACTTCGGCGACTCCGAGAACACCGTCACTGAGACGGAGGACGGTGGTGTCATCGTCCAGTTCGGGCAGTACGCAGAAGAGCCGACAGGCGGTGAGGACTTCGCCGTCAACCTCGCAACGGTCATAGAAGAGGGCGACCTCACTAAAATCGCCAGCGATCTGATCAACAAGTTTGAGATCGACAAGCGATCCCGTGCCGATTGGGAGAAGGTGTACGAGGAGGGAGTGAATCTCCTCGGCCTGAAGCGCGAAGAGCGGACGGAGCCCTGGGCTGGAGCGTCTGGCGTCACGCATCCGATCCTCATGGAAGCCGCTGTAGACTTCCAGAGTCAGGCAATCGGTGAGCTTTTCCCTGCCGCTGGACCTGTAAGGACCAAGCTTGCTGGCGAAACGGACTCCGCGAAGACCGAACAGGGTCTCCGCGTCGAGAAATACCTCAACTACATGGTCACGGAGGAGATGTCCGAGTACCGTGACGAGATGGATCGGCTGCTTTTCCAGCTTCCGATCTCTGGAACGGTGTTCAAGAAGACGTTCTGGGACGTTGAGAAGAACAGAATCAGCTCTCTCACCATTGGAGCAGAGGATTTTGTCGTCAATTTCGGAGCCAAGAACCTCCAGTCGGCCAGTCGGACGCACGAAATCATGCGTCGAGACGGAAACTGGATCAAGAAGCGCATGGTTTCCGGCTTCTACAGGGACGTTGACCTCTCTCCGATCGACTCTGAGCGCACAGAACTCAAGAAAGCCCTTCATGATACGGTTGGAGAGACCGTCAATACCGAGGATGACGACCTCTACACGCTGATCGAGGTCCATTGCAACCTCGATCTGCCCGGATTCGAGGACCAAAACGAGAACGGAGAGACTGGAATCGCTCTTCCGTACGTCGTGACGATCGATATCGGGTCCGAGACGGTGCTTTCGATCTATCGAAACTGGTTTCCCGACGACGAAACCAAGCAGAAGCGCCTCCACTACACCAAGTACGACTACATTCCGGGCTATGGCTTCTATTCGCTGGGCCTGACCCACCTTCTCGGCGGAATTGCGAGCGGTGCAACGTCCATGTTGCGCCAGTTGATCGACGCTGGGACGCTGAACAACCTTCAGGCGGGCTTTAAGACGCGCGGATTGCGCACGAAGGGCGAGCGAAGGCCCCTTGCGCCCGGTGAGTTCCGAGATGTAGACGTACCGGCGGGTAAGATTCAGGATAATCTGTTCATCCTGCCGTTTAAGGAGCCTTCTCAGGTACTTTTCCAGCTTCTGGGCATGGTTGTCGAAGAGGGGCGTCGATTTTCAAGCTCGATGGACCTCAAACTTGGCAACATGAACCAAGAAACGCCTGTCGGGACTGCGCTCGCCATCCTTGAGCGCAACATGAAGGTGATGTCGGCCATCCAGAGCCGACTCCACCGCTCCATGAAGGAAGAATTCTCCATCATGGTGACGATTCTTCAGGGCCAGCCCGGAAAAACCTACCCGTACGACATTGGGGACGAAGATCCGTCCATCATGGACGCTGATTTCGACCAGCGAGTGGATGTGATCCCGGTTTCCGACCCGAACGCCTCTACTTCCAGTCATCGAATGATGAAGGGCCAGACTGCGCTGCAGATGCACGCGATGGCACCGCCCGGAACGATGAATGCCAAGCCCCTGTACCGATGGGCGCTTGAGCAGATGGAGATTCCTGGCGCTTCAGAGATCATTCCGCTCGAATCCGACATCAAGCCGATGGATCCGGTGACTGAGAACATGAGCGTCCTGACTGGAGCGCCGATCAAGGCGTTCATGCATCAGGATCATCAGGCTCACATTCAGGTCCACATGCTTGGAATGCAGGACCCGAAGGTGCAAGGGATTCTCAAGGACAGCCCCCAGGCGCAGGCTGCGGCAGCGGCCATGATGGCTCACGTCACTGAACATGTGGCGTACCAGTACAGGGCAGAAATGGAATCGGCTCTCGGGACATCGCTGCCTCCCGAGGGCCAGGAACTTCCGCCCGAGATCGAGGCCGAGATGTCTCGCCTCGTGGCTCAGGCTGCAACCAAGCTGTTTGAGCGCAACGTCGCCGAACAGAAGATGATCGAGAACGAGAAGCTTCTCGAAGATCCGATCGTCCAGCAGCGAGAACGTGAGCTGGATATCGAGGAGCAGAAGGAGAAGGCCAAGGTCGCTATTGCGATGCAGCGACTGGCGCTCGACAAGGCGAAGCTCATGCAGAAGGATGAGGCCGCCGACGCAGACCGCGAGCAGCAGGCTATCTCCAACTCTGAGCGCGTCATGGGTGAGCTTCTGGGTCGTATCATCGAGGCTGCTTCAGTGACAGAGGAGCTGACTACCAAGGAGCGTATCGCTCTGGTCGAGAAGCTGATTGACTCTGTGAACGATGAAGCAAAGATGATCAGCTCTGAGAGGGTCGCATCAAATCAACAGAACAGGGGGTAGTGTTTGAAAGACGAGATCATCTCTGAATGGGTCGAAGAAGTCAGAGAGCAAATCAGAACGCAAACCGAATATCTAGTCAGTGGCTCAGCAGAGAACTATCACGAGTACACGGGTCTAGTTGGTTTGATTCGTGGCCTAAAATTTTCCATTGACGCACTACAAGAATCAGTGGATCAGCACGAGAAAGAGCAAGAGGATTTCTAGCAATGAGTCAGAAGGTTCGATACAAGGACGAAGAGCAGCCCGTCGATGCACGGGTTCCGATTCCCGCCGGTTACTACATGCTGCTTGCCCTACCGAACGTCGAAGAGACGACCGAGGGTGGCATCTATATTCCCGAGTCCAGGCAGACGGACGAGCGCGCTGCAGCCTGCGTTGGCAAGGTCCTCTTGATGGGGCCTGATTGCTACAAGGACGAGAAGCGATTCCCGTCTGGTGCCTACTGCGAGGTGGGCGACTGGGTGATGATCCGCTCCTACGGTGGACACCGCATCATGGTGGGTGGCCAGGAGTTCCGTCTGATTTCGGACGATGGCATCATGGCGACCGTCAAGGATCCCAGCGCCGTTGGCCGAGTGATGGGGGCGTAACCGATGGCGGACATGCAGACAGACGAGAAGATCCAGCCGATGGCCCCGCTTACGCCGCCGCCCAAAGACGCTTTTGATGGCGTAGGTGCCGGTCTCGATTCGGACACCATCGAGGTGGCTCTCGATGACGATGACAGCATTGCTGTCGAGATCGTAGGTGATGAGCTTCCTGAGCCCGTAGACAAGGAAGTCCTTGAAGACGATGATCCTTCGATCGAGGACATCGAGCAGGAGCTTTCAGAGGAGCAGCTCAAGCGGCTCAATCTGACCAAGGGCGTCCGAGGACGGCTCGACAAGCTGACGTGGCAGAAGAACGAGGAGCGACGCCAGCGTGAACAGGCTGAGGCGCTCCAACAGGAAGCGATCCGCTACGCCCAGATGATGGAAGCCCGTGTCCGCGAGATGGAGAACGTGCTCGCTCGCGGCGAAGAGGTGATGGTCGCCGAGGTTCGCTCTCGGTCGAAGTCGGATCTGGCAGCAGCGGAGCAGGAGTTTCGGCTTGCCGCCGAGTCGGGTGATCCTGATCGGATGCTTGAGGCCCAGAAGCGCCTGAACCGTGCCCAGGTGGAAGCCTACGAGGTGGAGCGGTACAGGCCCTCCGTCCGAAAGGTTGCCCCGGAGGGACAGCAGGCTACTCCTGTCCAGCCCCAGTACAATCCTGCACAGGATCCCAAGCTGACGAACTGGATGTCTAAGAACACGTGGTTCAAGAACGATCCGGTCAAGACACAAGAAGCAATGGCAATTCATCGAGAATTGACAGAAATTCGTGGCGTGGATCCAAGGACTGATGAATACTACAGTCAGCTAGATATGAGACTCGCACAGAGGTTCCCTGACTTGAACAAGTCAACAGAGTCGAATGTCCAGTCGGGTCAGCAGGACAGTGGCAAGGAAAAGCCCGCGGCTT